TCCTGTAATACCCATTGGAATGGGGTGTCTGTAGTCTTCGTCGAGGACTGTGTCCAAGTTATCGAATACATCTGTCTGACCTTTCTCAACCTCACCCACTTGTAGAGCTTCTCTAATAAGTCCTTCCACCTTGTCGTAAGATTCGAAGTCACCTTCAGTAATAATCTTTTGTGATTTGTCCATCGCCTTCTGTAACTCTTGTTGTTTACAGAATTTCAACGCCTTCTCTTGAACAAAAGATGTTCCTTCAAACGGAGCGTCTTTAACTTGTTTAAGTGTGTCCAAAACAATCTTGGCAACAAGTTCTTGAGGAATCTCAGATTTTACAATCTGTTCTAAGGTATCAAAAGTAGGTGTTGACTCGTACTTTACATGATACTCTTTAATCATCTGTATGATGATTTTAAAGTACTTGTTGTCGAAGTATGAACTCTCAATAACATCCATAATTGAATGTGAAAAATCCTTGTCGACAACTATTTGGTTGAGTAACTGCACCTGAAATGTGTTCCCTAAATAATCAAAATTCTTGTTCATAGTTGTTTTAAAATATCCCCTCTTTTATTAAATACTTACTTACTTGTTTCGAAATCCAAATATTGGTAAGATAATTTGTTGTTTGAAAAAATGTCAGTTAAATCTCTTAACACATCTTTCAAAAATGGTCGTACGTCAACCGTATAACGAACTTTTGGCGGAAATAATTTTCCATCAAATTGTCTATGACAAATTGTCTGTTCTCCAACTCTCACAAAAAGGTTAAATATTTCAGGACCATCTGTGAACGATGTATCCATAATTTTTGGGTCATGACTGATTGCATCTCTGTTGTCCATCATGTAAACAACTGTTTTCATCTTAAGATAATACTGTAACTCTTCTTTCAGAGCTTTGATGTACTCATACAAGTCCACCGAATTCTTCGCCTTAGGGTTAAAACCTCTAACGTTGAAGAATCTTTGTACAACAATGTTGTCATTCAAAGTCAAAAGGAATTCCATTTTGGTGCTGTCCATTTCTTTCATAGCGTTTTAATTTTTGTTTGTGTTTCGTTTTTCTTTTCTTATTAATTTTGTGAATGGTGTGAGAAAATTAACCCAAGCCTCATCATCTTTAGGGAGGTACTTGAATAACCCATCTTCCATCATCATTCTCATTAGGTTTTTATATCCCCTGTCGGTGGGGTCAATTGAATCTCTGTAAATTTGTTCTACTAAAGTCTTTCCATCATCTGTAATTAACGGGTTTGTAAGGTCTACAATTTGTTTGTTTGTGTTATAAAACTCTTCTCCAAGTATAGTTGATTTTGTCTTCCCAGTCAAAATATTTGATAAAGTTTTAATGGGTTTCTTTTGCGGGATATTTCGTGCAATATCGAGTAATTCTTCGATAGTGCAGGGTTTTTCCTGCACTTGGGGAAAGTATTTTACTAAAGTTTTTTCACCAAGACCTTCAATTCCATCTATGTTGTCTGATTTGTCACCTGTAAAGATTTTACAGAGTAATACGTTGTAGTGAGGTATCTCTACCTTGTTGATAACAATATTATCACCAAACCTATAATACTGTTTTAGTATAGGTGAGAATATAGTTACTCTTTCATTAATTAATTGGGTTAAATCTTTGTCAGCTGAGAATATAGTAATCTCTTCGTTTGTCGCAATCTTACAATAATAAGCAATTAGGTCATCAGCTTCATTATCATTCATTTCAACTTGTCTCACAAAAACTTCTTCAAGGTAATCCTTAACTCGAGATTTTTGTTGTAGATATGAGATGTACTTATCATCATTCATATCTTGTCTTCTGTTTGCTTTATACTGAGGATAAATTTGTTTTCTAATAGATGAGTTTGAACTTCCGTCCCAAAAAACAACTACCTTGTCTAATTGTCCTTCGTCCAAAAATCTGCGAATAACATTAATAAAATGATATACGCCGCCAATGTGAGACCCATCATTATAAAGTTCTTTAACACCGTGAAAGCCGATTTTAAAAAGGTTATCACCATCTACCAATAAAGTTTTAGACACATAGTTTATTTAAATCTTAACAAATATATTACTCGCTGATATCGTCTGTTGTTTCTTCTAAAGTCAATTCGCCAGTTCCTGATAAGATACCATTCCAATATTGAGAATACTCTTTCTTATAAGCTTCTAATGCTTCCTTAGTATCTTCAATATATCCTTGTGGTACCGCAATCAATTTACCGTCGTTGTATCCTAAACCGTTTACGTGGTTCTTTAAAATTGAAATCTTAGTTCTGATAGCATATCTTACAGTTCTTCCTCCTTTGGTTGCTGTAATGTGGTTAATACCAGCACTTGCTTGGTTACCGAAAAGGAATACTAATGATGATGCTAACCATAGAGCCTCACCACCTTTTGCCTTGATTGTTGGTTGTCCGAATGGATTATCAGGAAGTGCAACCCAAGGTTGATTTACAACCACCAAAGTATTGTAGTAAGCATAATCTTCTTTCTTTGATTTAGAAATTCTTGAGTGAACTCCCATACCAATCTTGTCAGCAAGTGTTGCCGCATTATGTTGTTTACCACCTTTACCATCGAAGGTCATCTTACAAGGAATTGAACCTACTGAATCCCAAAGGAATAAAATTGATTGTTGAATCTCTCCTTTCTCTTGAGCATCCAATACTTCATTAATGAAATCGGTAACTTGTTCGATATAATCAAACCCATCATTGAAGATAAAGTCACCATCCCACTCTCCGTCGGAGTTCTTCTTTGCATCCAAACCTAACTCAACAGCATGTTCCCAACTCCATTTCTTTTCAGTAATGATAAAGACAGGTAAGTGTCCCTTCTTCTGAGCGTCAGCAGCGGCTAATATCATCGCAGTTGTCTTGGAACTATTACTATGTCCTAAGAACATATTAATACCACCCATAACAGGACCTGGTAATCCACTAGCACTTAAGAAAGCATCTCCACAAAAGTAGTAGCTAGTGTCTTTATATTTTGTTTTAGTTGAGAACTTATCTTTAAATCCTCCGCTCTCTTTTTTCTTAATTCCCGCCATTTTCTATTTTTTTAATGTTTGGTAATCTACTTTCTTTTATTGTAATATAGAATGAATCATCTTCTTCATATATCACACCAATCTCTTCTTTGTGGAATGTCACTAAAGTAAAATTTGTTTGTCCGTCCTCAGTTTCACCTTTTAACATTCCGAATAAGATTGTATCACCAATTTGTTTACCTCTACCTGAAAAGTAATTCTTGTTTTGTAATTCACTCAATAACTCATAAGACAATATTCTATTGTCTCTTAGTTGTAATTCGATTTCTTCTTTAAATGTCATATAAAAAATTAAGGGTGGGAGTTTATTCCCACCCGTTATAAATTAAAATGGTAAATCACCATCTGGTTCTTGATCAGCCTGTGTATCAACGTAAGGTGCTTTTGATCCTCCGATTGATGTAGTAGCTTCTTCGTCGTTACCATAAACGTAACCACCTTTATCACTATCCCAACGTGGAACTTCACCTCTTGCAATTGCCTCAAGATACTCAACAGGTTTCTTAGAATAAACATCTAACCAAGTTAACTCATCGCTAACCCAAGCCTTAGCTTGATCTGCTTCATCATGAACAGGTGTTGGATCATCATACATAATAGTTTGTACTGTTGTATAATCTTTACCATTACCTGTTTTAGATTTTGATAATTCAATAATCAAATCACGGCCCTTTTCAGGATCAGTGATATCACCCTTGTTTCTCCAAATAGGAATGATTTTATCTAAAATACCTTCGTTCTTATAATTGTGTTTGAATCTCCAAAACTTTGGACCATCTTCTTCACGGTCTCTATCGATTAATTTAACAATATAGAATTTACGTGATCTGTATTGTTTAGCCAATTCTTTATCTGACTCTTTTCCTGTAGAAATCAACTCTTCATAAACCTCATTTAAAGGTGAACGTTCGTTGTCATTTTTTCCTGGATCGTAGAATTTCTGCCATTTTCCACCAACTTGAATTTCGTGATACCACGCCTCTTTGAATGGTGATGAACCATCTGGTGTTGGTAAAATTCTGATCTTTCTTGATCCTGTTTTTTCTTTGTCCTCTAAGATAAGAGCGAAGTATTTCTTCATTCTTTCGTCTTGAGACATTTTAGATTGGGAACCCCCTGAAGCTTGCTTCGATTTTTCATACTGTGCCAATACGGCGTCTAATGAACTCATGTTTTTTGATTTAAGTTTTATAAATTATTATACAATAAATATAATCAAACATTGGTCATCTGTCAAATAAAAAAAGGAACTACTATTGTAATTCCTTTAATTAAATTATTTTTTTCTTAATTATCTACTACCGTAGTTTCGATTATCGTCTGTTTTTGTAGGTTGGAATGTTCCTTTAATTTCACTAGCATTAATATCAGTCACTTCATCTGGTGTTAAAATATATTCTTTTTTACCTGTAAGTTCCATCTCTTTTTCTTTATCTTCAAAGAAGTCTGAAAGTTTTTGATTGAACGGGTAAGAATCGTAGCTTCTTAATTCTAATCTTTCTTCAGGAGTTTTAGTTCTATATTTTTCTA